GTTCGGTTGTAATTTCTGCGCCGCGAAGGAAATTGTCATACGCCGCCGAGTATTCCGGTGTGGCACGAAATTCGGACGGTGTTTTCGGAACGACAATTGTGTTTTCCTCTTTGTCGTGACTCGGAATCGCTCGATTCCCCGGAACGCTTTCGAGTTTCTCGATCGCTTCGGCATCTTTGATGCGTTGTTCTACCGACTCGTAGTCGGCAAGCAGAGCATCCCATTTTGTGCGTTGTTCCGCAGTAAAACCAGCGTCAGCATCGACAGCCGCTTGGTGCATATCGCGCATTTCCGTAGCGATACGGGAAAGCTTTTCTCTTAATTGTTTCATTTCAAAACTCCAAATTTAAAAACCAAAGGTGTGTTTTGCGAAACGTGACCGCTACGGCGTCCGGGTTTTCGCATGTAAGCTACGGCTTACACCGGCAATTGTGATTTTATTTCCATTTGTTCCAGCAAAACGCCGCGCGCTCTTTCCTCTTGAATCATTTCGCGACCTTCGTTGGCGATCTTTTCTCGTTGCTCCAAAAATTGATCGCGCGATCTAGCGCCAACGTGAGTATCTCGATAAGCAGGAAACGTAACCGGCGACACATCGAATAATTCGTTGATTCGATGAATGGTTCGAACCAATCGGCCTTCGTCATCTTCGTTCCACGAATCATTGCCGCGCCCAATGATGAAGCCGAAACTCGATTGGTCTACATCGCCGCGCTCGATCGGCGATAAAACAAGATCGCGGATCGTTTGCGTGTCTGGTAAATCAATTTCGTATTCCAAACCGCGCGAAGTGACTTTCAGTCGAACCGTCTTGCTCACCGTCCGACCGAGTACAAAATTCGAATCGTGATTAAACAAGCCGCGAACGTCGCTCATATCCGTTTCGTCAAAGGCGCCCGGAGATACTGTTTCTCGGAATCCACCCAAGTTTTCGCTCAGCGAATCATAAACCGCGGCGAGGCCGCGAATGGTTGCTGTCCCATCTTCACGTTTGCGAACTTCGACCGTTCCTTTAATCGAGCGCGCTTCGTAATTTTCCGGAGTTTCAACTTTCATTCTGTTTCCTCGATAAGGTCTTTCACCATTTCAGCAACATCGTGGCTAGTCATTCTCAGCAACAATTCCGAAATGTCATCCGTTGCCATGACCTGAACGATCCGCTTCGAGCAGTATTGTCTCGCATGATCGGGGTTAATTGCTAGATTTTCGACCAAATCATTTTCGTGAGACTTATAAAACTCGTTGATGCGCGACTCGAAAACGGTTGTGCCTTTGTCTCGTTTCACGATGCGACCAATGGCAATCGATTCCTTATTCGCCAATCGAGTGGCTGCTGCCATCATCACCAAATAAGCGCGATCCGCGTCTTTTTCTGCCGAATCGTCTGAGATTTCCTCGTCAATCGGTTCCGGGGTCGAGTCCGGCTCTGGCTCGGGTTCCGGTTCGGGTTCCGGCTCGTCGCCCACCACACCGAGATTCAGCGGAATCAATGGATCATCCAACCCGTCAAGCGGGTTCATATCTTCCAACGCGCGAACTTCGTTGCGGGTCATCCAACCGAATTGAACCGATTTGGCATAAACTTCCGATCGTGTCTTTATATCGCCGCGAATCAAAGCCGACACGTTAAACTTGAATCTCAATCCTCGATCCAATTCACCCGGCTTCAACAATTTCCGCGAATATTCCTGCTCATGGCGAATAATCCACGGCATCATCGTGTACTGGACGAAATGCGTTCCCATCATTTCTAAGTTATTGAATGTTGCCTGACCCATTTTGTTAAGAAAATGAAGCGGCAATCGGAACATGCGCCCGATTTCGTCAACGCTAAATTCTCGCGTTTGCAGAAATTGAGCATCTTCCGGCGGTATCGAAAACGGAGTGAATTTTGCGTCACCATCCAAAACCAACATCGACAACGCATTAGCGCCGCTAGTTGAATCAGCAAGCGTTGATTTAATCTTTTCTGGATCGCGAACCTTGCCGGGATAAGTAATCAATCCACTCGGTTTAGCGCCATTTGAAAAGAATTTTGAAGCAAAGTTTTGCTGCGCAATTGCCGAACCGAGCATTTCTCGTTGCTCAGAAACAATCGACATTCCGACAACACCATCCCGAGTCAGCGCCGGTATGTGAAGCACTTCATCTGATCTCAACCGAGTAGGGCCAATATCCAAATGCGTATCGAAAACCAATTCCCGCCCAATTATTTTCGGAATGGTTTTGCTTGGATTTAGCGGCCAAAGCTCAACCGGGTTCCCCATTGCATTTCGAATTATGTACGCGTAAGAATTTCCCCACGTTAAAGAATGCGCTTGCAAAGCCGACCGAAAAGTTATCGGCATCATCATTTCATTTGGGTTGCGTAACACGCGCAACGCCGGATGATTATGAACCTGCTCGGTACTACCGTCCGACTTGGCGCGAATCAATTTCAGCGGTAATTCTGCCAGCGTGTCCGAAATCGTATTGATCGCAGACCAAAACGCAACGATTTGAGTGGCGTTTCGTTCGCTTACTGACACTCCCGCACTCGAAGGCCCACCGCCGAATGCTTGATTAAGCCAAGTGGCGGGGTCGCCAAGGTTCGTAGAAGGGTTTTCAGGCGAGGCACGGGTTCCAAACAATTGATCGAAAATCATCGCCGCATTGCTCCGAGAATTGCCAGCGTCAAAAGGATACTTCCGAGGATTATAGCCGTTATCTCCCACCCATAGCGACCAAACAAACCAGCGCCCAACGTCGCGAAACCTAAAACGCCAATGGAATCCTGCATCAGATCACCATTACAGTCGGATCGGATACGGCATTTTCATCGGCCAGCAATCGATTTAACGCCGTACAAACAGCAACCGGGCCATCGATTTTGTTTTCAATCCGTTCCTTACGTGGATAAATATTATCTTTTCGATCGTGTACCACCACCACATTGGACACCATCCAAGTCATAATTTCGTTTCCGTCATGGTGCCAACGACCGGCTTTAACCAATGCTTCCCACCATTTCAGCGGTTCGCTAAAATTTATCACCGTAGGTCGAACTTCAACCATATCCAATCCCTCGTCTTCAATGTGGCTCGCCCATTGTGTCGCGTTGTGGCCGGGATCATAGCAAACTTCCTGTAAATCTCGATTATCTCGGATAGCGATTACGTCATCTTCGATTAAATCCATATCGATAATATTTCCTTCGGTGACCGTCAACAAACCCCGACGCTGCCACCCGGAATATTGCGAATTCGCGCCATCTTCCACCGCTTGCTGCGGCAAATAGAAACTACAAAAACAGTAAACGTGAGTCTCGTCATCGATCACTCGCTTATATAATCGAACCACCGCGTTCATATCGATTTTGGATGCGAGGTCAACGCCCACCCAAAGTTTATCCCCGTAGAAATCTTCTTCTTTCAAAGCCGGTTCAGCGCAGTTGTCCCACTCCTGCATGTTCATCCACGCTGCTTCCGCGTTACACCAAATGTTTAATCGTTTGGTAAGAAAATTGTTCATCGATGCCGGTGATTCTTCCGCTTTTTTCGCGAGTCGTTCCATATCGAAAGGGTAAACGCTGACCCCATAGTTTGGGTTCGCTTTTGCCCACAATTTGCGATCCAACGGATTATCGTCTTTGTCCATCGTGTAAATCATTCCGAAAAACGATTCGTCAGCGATTACGCGTTGCAGAATTTTGACGACATACAACCGCAATTCGTAGCAGATTCCTGCCTTGTTCGTTCCAGCCGTGGTTATATTCAAAATAAGCGGTTGCAATCGCGAACCGGTCGCCGTTTCCAAAACATCATACAAATCGCGTTTCTTGTGCGCGTGAAGTTCGTCATTAATGGCACAGTGAACATTTAATCCATCCAACGTTTCGCCTTGAGAATGCAACGGCTCGAATTTCGATGCCGTGTCTCGAATTGAAATGTTTTTTGCGTTGGTATCAAGGGCAAAGTGTTGTTTTAATCCCGCCGCCTTGTCGCACATCAATTTACTATCTTGCCAAACGATCTTTGCTTGTTTGTGAGTAGTCGCCGCGCTATATATTTCCGCGCCGGATTCTCCGTCACCTACCAACATATACAAACCAATACCGCTGAGAAGCGTTGACTTCGCATTTTTTCGCGCGACTTCCAAATAGACCGTTCGAAATCGCCTAGTCCCGGCCTCCATCATTACGTTTCCGTCGAAATCTCTAACGGTTTTGTAACAACGCCACCCGAAAATATTCACCACGACAAAACATTGCCAATTTTCCAATTCGAGCAGCAATCCTTTTTTCGCCCATTCGCCTTTTATGTGAGGCAATCTTTCAAGGAAGCGGCAAGCGCGATCGCCAGCGTCCGAATCGAAATAAAACGGAAAGGATTTAGAACGCGATTTGCTGAGGTCGCGAATGAAACGTTCACACGCTAACTTGATTTGAAGGCAAGCGATTTGTTTGCCGGAAATTACATCGTCGGCATATTGCCCCGCGCGCTGCGAATGCGTTAAAACTCGGCCCACTGATTTTTCCCGGTATCGTCTGCGCTCGCGACCAGAGTGGTTCGCGTCGAAGGAGTCATTCCAAACTCAGCCATGATCGATCGACAAACCGCTTGAGAATGCTTTAATTGCGTCCATGCTGGATTCCACATTACGCCGCCGCCGGGCGTTGTCATCAATTTGCCAAGCCTGTTTACGTCAGCAATCGCTTGATGAAGATTGACCCATTCACGGCAATAAATGTCCAGAGCATCGAGGTCGAGTTCCGTAAGAACCCGAATCTTCGCCAACTTGTCGGTTATTTCATTCCACTTTGCTATTTGAACGTCATCAAAGCCGGTTGGTGGTGGTGGATTGTAAACCTTCGCCGGTTGCGGTTCGTGGCGATTGATAGCCCGATTGCCGGGGTTTCCGTCAATCAGTTTTAACGCTGTTGGTTTCGCTTTCCTGCCCATCGAC